CGTTTAAGCGCCGCAGAAAGATATTCATGGTCAGCACACCTACCGTTAAGGGCTTATCCCGTGTTCAACGCGAATTCGAGAAAAGCGACCAGCGGTTCTTCCATGTGCCTTGCCCTGAATGCAACCATTTCCAGCCACTGCGGTTCACGCAACTGCGCTGGCCGGAAAATGAGCCGCAAAAGGCAGAATATGTTTGCGAGAGCTGCGGCTGCCTGATTGCCGAACACCACAAGACAGCGATGCTGGCGCGGGGTGAATGGCGGGCGACAGCGGAAACCACGGATGGAACGATAGGTTATCACCTGTCATCCCTCTACAGCCCAATTGGCTGGTTTTCGTGGGGCGATGCGGCGGCCATGTTCGAAGATGCAAAGCGCAACCCTGATCTGATGAAGGGTTTCGTCAACACCGTGCTAGGAGAGCCTTACGAGGAATCCTCCGATGCGCCGGAATGGCAGCGTCTGTATGAACGCCGACAAACCTATGTTCAGGGTGTCGTTCCGATGGGCGGTTTGTTCCTGACGGCGGGTGTCGACGTGCAGAAAGACCGTCTCGAATGCGAGATCGTTGCCTGGGGGCGTAACAAGGAAAACTGGTCGGTGGATTACGTCATTCTTGATGGCGATACCGCGCGACCGGAAATCTGGAAACGGCTGGACGAAGAAGTCCTGCAGCGCGATTGGCCGCATGCCACAGGCCATACCATGCCCGTGCGGGTGATGGCGGTGGACAGCGGTTACGCCACGCAGGATGTTTACGGCTTCGTGCGCAACCATCCTCAGGCCGTCTGGGGCGGTAACGGCGCACGCGCCAGCCAGCCGCGCACGGTCGTGGCCGTCAAAGGTCAGGATCGTGAAACGGCGCTGATCCTGAGCGTGTCAAAGGCTGATACGGGCGGGAAACGTCGCGGTTTGCGGGTCTGGAACGTATCCGGCCCTGTAGCCAAGATGGAGCTTTACCGTTGGCTGAAGCTGGAATGGCCGACCGACCGCGAAATCGCTGAAGGTGCGGTGTTCCCGCCTGGCAGCTGCCACTTCCCGCAATATGGCGAGGAGTATTTCAAGCAGCTGACGGCGGAGCGCCGCGTCATTCGCGTTGTAAAGGGCTTTCCGCATGCGACCTGGGAGAAAGACCCCAGCCGCAACAACGAAGCCCTTGACTGCCGCGTGTACGCCCGTGCCGCTGCCACTATATATGGTATCGACCGGATGAGCGAATTCAAATGGCGCAGTTTGGAACAAACGCTGGGCGTGGAAGCCGAGATTCCGACACGCGGGGTGGAAATCCCCGTGACCGAAGAAGCCAAGGCCGAACCGCCGAAGCCGCAAACCAAGAAACGGGTCACCTTCCCACAGCGTAAAGCCGTGCGGGCGAATGATCCTTATCTTTAAAGACCAAGATCAGTCCAACGTTTTCTTCGTAGAACGTCTCGCTTGCTCGTATATAAAATTGGAAAGATTTCTTCATAGTACGGAATATGAGGAGCGCGATATTTTATGGGTTGTTCAGTCGTATCTCGTTCATGGGCTTTTCGTGAAATTGCAGAAAGGAGTTTTATGATAGGCTTTACTAATTCTAAAGTATTCCATACCGCGTAATAATTTGCTTTATCAACCATGATAAACCTATAAACGCCTGACACATATCCGGTATTTTCAACTATGTCCTGCATCTGTAGATTTGGATTAAGACGTCTCGCAACTTCATTTTCTATCCATGAATGTGTTCTGCTGGAAAAGTCATTGCACTTTATCTGGTCTATAATATCCCACCACATAGTAAGCGGATCTGGATTTGTAACCTGAGCAATATTAGAAATATTGTGGTACCGACCAGTGGCTGCTGCAAAGTCGTTCATAAAAATTAAAATGTTATTGCGGATATTTTCGTTTTCTAAAACTGGAAGAGCTGCGTTGCTATATGTAGTGCTAATTTCTTTGGCTCTCTGATAAAGCGCCAGTAGGTCATGGCCATATGACTTTATTGTTTTGATATCTGGTGGCTGATAGTCGTTTCTGAACATGTGATCGGATATGATCACCAGCTTTAACATTCTTTCAATGCCAACGCTAAGTTGAAAAAATGATGTGTAGTAATGGCCTTTGTAAACATCGTCAAAACCACCTTTGATCATAAACTCAAAGCCAGAAAGTATAGACGATTTGGCGAGTATTGCTTCCTGCTGAAGCAATAGGAATGACCTTGGCCACGACGCGGTATTTAATTCAATTAAATGATCATACATGAACAGCTCCATCTATTTGGAAGGATTATACATGAGTGAAACGATTCTAGAACTCGAAACCCGACTGGTGCAGGCAAAAGAAGCGCGGCATCGCCTTCTGACCGGCACGCAGGAAGTATCGGTCAGCCTGCACGGCTATGGCAGCACGACCTATACGGCAGGCAATGTTGGAGCGCTGGAGAAATATATCCACGAACTTCAAACGGAAATCGCAAAACGCAGCGGTACTGCCCGCCGTGGAATCATTCGGACAAGTTTCTAAGGCAAAATCATGGTGCAATTACTGGACTCCTCTGGCCAGCCCCTCAAAGCTGCGCCCCGCATGCGTGTGAGCGATACGGCGCACCGTGCTGCATCTTTACGCACGCGAGAGCTTGCAAACTGGATGCCTTTGTTGGGATCGGCTGATAGCGATTTGCTGTCTGAATTGCCGACGCTGGTATCACGGTCGCGCGACCTGACCCGCAACCACGGCGTGGCATCTGGCGCAATTCAAACGCTGGTCGACAACGTCATCGGCACAGGCCTGCGCCTGGCGGCCATTCCCGATTACCGTGCCTTGGGGAAAACCAAGGAATGGGCTGATGAATGGGCGCGACAAGTTGAAACCGAATGGCGTGCTTGGGCGGAAAGCACGGAATGCGATGCGGCCAATGCTCTGACATTCGCGGGCATGACGGCGCTGGTGTTCCGTTCCAGTATCGTGAATGGCGAAGCGCTGGCGTTGCCATTATGGCTGGAACAGCGCGGCACACGCTATGCCACGACCATGCAGCTGGTGGAAGCCGACCGGCTTTCCAACCCTGCAGGGCGGCAGGATAGTAAAACCATGCGCTCCGGTATTGAGATTGATATGTACGGGGCGGCGATGGCGTATCATCTCCGCAAAAACCACCCTGGCGATGTCTATATGGGCTTTGGGCTTGATGCGCAGGATTGGGAACGCATCCCCGCGCGGACGGCATTTGGCCGTCAACGTGTCCTGCATATTCATGACAAGGAACGCACGGGCCAGCACCGTGGAAAGCCGCTGCTGACTTCCATCATGCCAATGTTCAAAATGCTCGACCATTACGAGCGTTCGGAACTACAGGCAGCCGTGGTCAACGCCATGATCGCCGCCTTTATCGAAACCCCGCTGGATGGCGAAGCAATCGGCGAGATGTTCGGTGGATCGGTGGATGATTATCTGGCCGCGCGGAATGAATGGGACATTCGCCTACAGGGCGGTTCTATCATTCCCGTGTTCCCAGGCGACAAGGTCGCACCGTTCACACCCAGCCGCCCGAACAGTGGTTACGGTCAATTTGTCGAGAACGTCCTGCGCCACATCGGCGCTGGTCTGAATATCCCGTTCGAATTGCTGATGAAGGATTTCAGCAAGACAAATTATTCCAGCGCACGGGCAGCATTGCTGGAAGCATGGCGATATTTCAACGCCCGCCGCCAATGGATGGCTTCCTATTGGGCAAAACCCGTTTATGAGCTGTGGCTGGAAGAAGCTATCAATCGGGGCATCGTAGATGCCCCTGATTTTTATGAACGCCGTGCGGCATGGACACGTTGCAAATGGATTGGCCCTGGCCGTGGCTGGGTTGACCCTGTCAAAGAAGCTAAAGCTGCGCAGCTCCGTATGCAGATTGGCTTGTCCACGCTGGAAGATGAATGCGCTGCGCAGGGACTGGATTGGGAAGAAGTTCTTGAACAGCTCGCGCGTGAGAAAGCCAAGATCATGGAGCTGGGGCTTTCGATCAATGATGTGAACAGCATTTTGACCACAAAAAGAGCCCCCTAGAAAAATGGATAATAATTATTATAATTTAACCATGAAAAATATTCCTGATTTTAGATCACTTATTCAAAATGCGCTTTCAGGCTCCAGTGATGCCCATTATGAACTTGGTGAATTATATGGGAAAGGAAAGCTTATCAAAGCAAATCCTGATTTATCTTTTAAGTGGTATCAGCTATCCGCAAAACAAGGCAATGCTAAGGCCTTGTTAAGTTTGGGATGGTGTTACTTTCTTGGAAATGGCACAAAGAAAAACAAAAGAATTGGTGCGGAATATTTTCTAAAATCAGCTCAAGCAGGCTGTCCTGAAGCACAACAAACTCTCGCTTCTTTCTATGAAAGCGGTATTCCAGGATCTTTAGCTAAAGACAGGAAAAGAGCATATGCATGGTATAGCGTAGCAATCAAAAATAAGGTTGCAGGCAACAAAGCGTCAAATTCGCTAGGTCATATAAAATCAATTTTATCGTTTTCCAAAAATGATACTGAGATACAAGAAGCCGAAATTCTCGCGGAAGATTTGTACAAACAACAGAAGGATATTCAAAAACATATTGTCCAGCTTGAGGAGATTATAGAAGAAGCTCATTCAATTTTTAACCAGATGAAAACTTAGCTTATATTTACAAATTGTAGCAGCCGCCTTCGGGCGGCTTTTTTATTGCAACGATCAGGAGAAAGAAAATGAGGATTTGGAACCGCATCGCCGGTGAGCCGTGGGCGATCACGGAAACGGCACTGCATACGATTTTGGAAATCGCCGCGCGGGAAAACGAAAGCCCGCAGGCGGTGGCCGCCAAACTTGGCCGCAATCTGCAAAACACCTACAGCGTGACAGAACGCGACGGTGTGGCAATCATTCCAGTCACAGGGCCGTTGTTCCGCTACGCCAACCTATTCACGATGATCAGCGGCGCGTCCAGTTACGAACTGATCGCTCGTGATTTCACGACAGCACTGGAAAACCCTCAAATCAAGGGCATCATCCTTGATATCGACTCCCCAGGCGGGGAAGTGAATGGCGTGTCGGAGTTGTCCAACATGGTCTTTGCCGCACGAGGCAAGAAGCCTGTCGTGGCATATGCGTCTGGCGACGCGGCATCCGGTGCATACTGGATTGCCTCTGCCGCTGACGAGATCGTGGTTTCTGAAACCTCAGCGCTGGGATCAATCGGCGTGGTCGGCATGTATCAAGGGAAATCAGGAAAATCGGCGGAAGCCGTGGAGATCGTTTCCTCTCAAAGTCCGCACAAACGTCTTGATCCCACCACGGATGATGGCCGCAGCCGTTTGCAAATCCGCATCGACAGTATGGCGGACGTCTTTATCGAAACCATTGCTCGCAACCGAAATGTGTCCGCCGAAAATGTGCAGAACCATTATGGCGGTGGCGATGTGATGATCGGCGCAAAGGCTGTCAGCGCCGGTCTTGCCGACAGGATCGGCAGCCTTGAAGGACTGATAGCCGAACTTTCCTCCCCTCAGAAAAGCCCTCGCACAGAGGGCTTTTTTAATGCCCAAAACCAACCCCCATCAACACAGGAGAAAAAGCCGATGGATATCGAAACCTTGAAAAAAGACCACCCCGACCTGGTTGCCACCCTCACGCGTGAGGGTGCATCTGCTGAAAAGAAACGTCTGAACGACATTCTTTGCAGTGAAGAAGCTAAAGGCCGTGAAAAGCTCGCAAAGGAAATGGCGCTGAATACCGATATTCATGCCATGGAAGCTCGACAACTTCTGGCCTGCGCCCCTGTCGAAGAACCGAAGGCAACGACCTCTTTTGAAAAGGTCATGTCTTCCATGCCCAATCCCGCCATCACGCCTGCCAGCGACGATGCCGCCAACGATGTCGATGCGGTTGCCAGCCGTATCGCCGCCGCCGTTTAACCCCCGTAACACAAGGAGAAAACCATGACAAAAGCTGAAGGTTTTAAGGATCAGGGGGAATACACCCCTGACAATCTGCTGGCAGGCGAATACCCACGCGTTGAGCGTGTGGTGACGATTGCCGTAGGCGCTGATCTGGCAAAGGGTGCAGTGCTTGGCCGCATCACCGCCAACGGCAAATTCAAACTCAGTGCATCGGCAAGCGCGGATG